TACCAGTTGCACTGTTTACTAGTGTAAGTGGGGTGTCGCCACCCAGTGCATTGTATAACTCTAAAAAGTTATCATTATTTTTATCTAATGCATCTCTTAACGGATCACCAGTGCCATCATTTGCCACTGCACCAATATTTACTAACTGTCTAGACATAGAAAAATCCCCTGTATGTCATTATTTATGCTAGATTAAGGATTGTCAACTATGGTAATAACTGCCCGGCCAATGTTAGTTGCAAGATATGATTCTTTATAAAATAAAATTTGTATTGTTTCAGGACCTTCAGTATTAGAGTCAGTTGCTATACCGCCCCCTATTACATATTCATCATTACTATTTCTACCAATAGTTCCTGAATTTTGTAATCCAAAAAAGTCTGAATTTAAAACAGCATTACCTGATAAAGTATAATAAATTTGACTGGGGAGATTGTAAACATAACTAGGTGTTAAAGTAACTGTAAAACTTGAGCCTTCATAAAAAGGATTTTCATATAACTCAGGATTAGGATCAACTGGTTGAGTTCCAGTTACAGCAACATTATATTCAACTGGAGGTCTGTCGTAAATTTTAACCTGTATTTCACCTTTAAGGTTTGCACTCGTAGTCACTGGACTATCATATAATCTCAAGTAAAAGAATTCAGGTGCTTCAGTCTGTGCATCGTTGAATATATACATTGATGCTCCTGCATATCCTATAGTTCCTACAGTAAATTCTTGCTGGCCTAATGGCTGGTAGTCAGATCCTTCATAAGCAGACCCAGAAGTTTGTGTAATCCAAACTGGTGTGCCAGGAGGTGCAAGGGTAATATCTTCTGGAGTAGCTTTTATAACTACTGCTGTTTGTTCATAAACAGAGCCTGGGCCGCCTTCATCAAAAGCGTTTTCAGGCTCAATTTCAAAAGTCCAATTAATACTCGGTCTATCTTCTAATACATGTACTGTCCTGTAAAGCTGAGTTACATTGCCGTCGCCATCTCTTTCTTCAAATATTATTTCAAATGTCTTAGGACTTTCAGAAACATAGTCAGCCACAAACCCAAAATTTATTTCAATTTCTTCACCAGCTGATACGCTGTATGGTATTCCGCTTTGGTAATTTGCAAAGGCGTAGAAGTCAGAGTTGTTTATGTTTCCGTCCATCCTAACATAAAATGTATATGTGTCATTGGTAGGTATATACCCGTTTCCTCGCACTGCATAACTTAATGATTCACCTTCATAAATTACGTCTCCGTCTCTAGATGGATTGTTTAAATCTGGTGTTATTATGATTCCTGGTGTTCTATTTGATGTGTCTTCTATTGTTATTAATGCAGTATCACCTGAATCAATCCTAAACAATAAACGTTCAGTACCTTCAGTGAGTTCATCATTTGTTACTGTTATAGTTAGTGTAGATTCCCAGATATTATCAGAATTTAATGAAAACGTCATATTACCAGTTAGTGGAACATCTACATCGTCTTGTGTTATTCCATCACCTAAAATTTCATATGAAACAGTACGTTTTGATTCTGGTAAATCTTGCCTTGCCTGTACTGTTATTGTTGTTGTTGGGCTTTCAACTTCGTCCACAGTGAAACTAGAAACTACAAAACCGTATCCGTATTCTTCTTTTGTGTCATTTAGTTTTGTGGTGTATTTTTCACTAAATGGATTAATTAAAAACTTTTTAGCCATTCCTTGGAATGATGAATCGTCGAAATAGTTTGGATCAGATGTATTATCCCTATCTTCTGTTTCAACCTGATATTTATTTACACTAGCAAACTCTAATAACCATTTTTTACACTGTGCACTAGTAGCTGTAGGATTTATTTGCAAGTATAGTGCTAATATACCAGTAACTTGCGGTGCTGCCATACTTGTGCCAGTAATACATAAATTATTGTACGCATTATTACCAAAATAACTAGCCGAAAAAGTTCTGTTTGGGTCAAGTGCAAGCATATCAGCATTGTTTGTTGCCGCCCAAATCCTAGTCCCTGGTGCTGCAATATCATTTGCTGGGCCACGTACAGAACTTCTTGTCAATACTTCTCCGAGACTAGCGCCAAAAACATTTATGCCAGTATTTGAGTAATTAGCAACAGAAATACCATCAGCTGACCATGGTGAACCAGGTCTATTATAATAAATTGGATCACCAGCTGGTATATCAATCCAGTCGCCATTAGAAGTGTAATGATTGTCATAATCAATACCTCCAGGCAGGTCATGTTTATAACCTGAATTTCCACCTGCATTGACAAATACAACACCAGCATCTATCATATCTTGACATGCTTCGTTAACTGCTATATTTGATGCTTCATGTCTAACAGAAGGACCAAATCCAAGAGATCTATAATTTGATCCATTTAGAGAAGTTGTACCTGTACTTGTTCCTCTGAATACAACGTCAGTTAAAGAATTGCTGTCTATATAACCTGGAACATACCAACCGTACCCCCAACTTGCGTTAACGATAGTTGGTCGTTTATATCCAGTATTAGGATCAATAGGTTTTTGTTCATGCCACAATCTAATTAAATTAAAGCAGTCGATTGTACCAATCCCGCCTGCTGAATCAAAACGTATACTATATATACGTGCATTTTTAGCATAACCGTGTCTTTTTCCTGCTGCAATACTTGCAACATGTGTTCCGTGATACCCTACGTCACCATAATGAGATGATGACATTGCACCACTACTACCAGTTTCTGCATACCAATCGATTTCCATAAGTCTAGTATTACCGTCAGCATCTTCCCATTCAGGGTGTCCGGTCATAACACCATTATCTTGAATTACAACGTCTACACCTGTGCCATCAAGTGCATAAGGATATTTGACACCAGTGCTAATATCATACACTCTCAACGGATCAAATATGTCAGTTTCGCCTTCTATATAGGCTAGTGGGTCTTTTCTAGAAGTACTAAACAGCCCCCAGTTTGTAAAATATCCATCTAATACACTTGTGCCATTCCTCCAAAATATATCACGCTGTTCAGCAAATATATCATATGTGTTAAATGTAAAGACTTCGACTGCCTTAACATCTTTATGACTTCTTAATAATGATGCTTCTTCTTGAGTTAGGAAAAATTCTGTTGATTTTAAACTTAATTCCATTGGGTTAGATATTGACACTGCTCTAGTAGGTATTAAGTTATCAGTGTCTGTGGTGTTATCAGTTCTAATAGTGTTTAAAAAATCTTCTACAACATCGACATTAGCTAGTGTTACTATGTATCTATTCATTATGTTTCCTATCTTAATGCAAGTCTACCCAAACACCATTTGCATATCCCTGGAATTTGTTTGTATCAGTATTATAAACTGTGTCTCCATTTAGTGCAGTTAAAGCATCACGTTGTGCAGTTGTAAAGTTAGCAACTCTAAAAGGAGTAGTATTTCCTACCGCAACACGATTTGTTGCATTTAAGTTAATATCAGTGGTACTATTAATATCTGTTAAACCAGTACCAGTAATATATAAACTATCAACTGTTAATGTATTAAACGTAACATCATCTGTAGTATCAAGTGATTGGTTATATGATGTCCCGCCACTGCCTGTTTGATCAGTTACCCATGCATAATCACTACCATCCCAACTTAGAAGTTGATTTGTTCCTGCTGTACTTGTATTAAGGTGTGTATCAACATCACTGTTAGTATAGCTAGTACCACTTGTTACAGTTGTAAATGAAAAGTTACCAGCACCGTCAGTTGTTAAAACTTGTCCGTTTGTACCATCACTAATACCTAGATCAGTTAATGCACTGGGGCCTGTATCATTGGCAGGTTCCCAAGCACTGTTTGCACTGCTCCATTTTAACACCTGTCCATTTGTCGGGGCTGTTGTTGTAGTATCTACATCAACTAAATCACCAATATTAATATTACTTAGATCACTTTTATTTGCTAACTCAACCCAATTACCTGCATGAGCAAAATAGGCAGCACCTTGTGTGTGTACATGCGCAAACATGCCGTGGTAACTGCTAGCTGCTGGTAAATCTAGTGTATCATTGAATAAAAATGTAATCTTGTTTGATCCAGTAAGATCAAGTTCACCGTTATTGATAATAGTAGTTAATGTGTCACCACCTAACGCAGTATAAACTTCAATAAAGTTATCATTTAATTTATCTAATGCTGAACGTATTGGTTCACCAGTGCCGTCATTTGCTACTGTGCCAATATTTACGAATTGTCTTGACATAAAATAATCCCCTGTATTACACTTATTTATGCTATACAGGGAGGTTTTATGCTGCTTTTAGTATACCAGTAAATGGATCTTTTTGCATATAATACTGTTGATAAAGTTGTGTACTGGCTAAGTTCTTCATTTTAGCCTCTACCATAATATCAAATTTATCCCAAAAACTCAAGGCCCACTCATTGCTTGCAGTATTCCAGCAATAGTCTGAATGTGCTCTTAGTTTTTGTTTTTTGTATGAGGATTCAAGTAGTGTGTCCATGTCTGGTCGTACACTTGATGAAGCATCCTTGATATAGTCCTCACGGCTAAGGCTGTAATGCATAGTAGGACGCACACCACGCCAACTATCGATAATAATACTAATGCGCTCGTCGTCATGTCGAATATATTCTCCTGTCTTGACCCAGTGATGATGTATGTCCATCACCAAGGGTACATCTTTACTTAGCTCTAGGCTTGCTTCGAGTCCCCAGGAGTTTTCGTCGTTTTCGATAGTGATAGTGTTTCGTGCTTCTGTAGACAATCTTGGAAGGATGTCTTGGATACCGGCTGGACCTTTTTTACCTGAGATGTGGACGTTACACTTGAAGTCTTGCCAGTTCTGACCGTAGCCCATCCACCTGATGATATCCGCATGATATTCAAACTCCTCTAATGAACGTTCGACCACATCCGGATTATCGGAAGCAAGAACGGTAAACTGACCAGGGTGCATAGACAAGCGTACATCAAGCTCACGTGCAATATCGCCAACTTTCGAGTACGCTCGCTCGAGCCGTGTTCGGAGATCTGCTTGCCTATAGAAATAAGCCCAATCACCATGAGTATAAGCAGGCAACAAATTACTGCCAATACGTACCATGCGTAATGATTCTGGTAAAGATCCAACATATCTAATTAGCCTTTCTAAATTTGCCACGTTGTCAAAAGCAATTTCATAAAGTCTTTGCTCTGCTACTTCACGTGACTGTCTGTTAAGCCATGTAATAGTTGTAGATCTTTCAGTATACTGTGACTGAATTTCTTTAAGTATTTTAGGCTTTTGTGTTTGGTCCGGGTGCATGTATTTACATGCGAACCCGATACGTTTTATGCTACTATTAAACATATTGTTGTAATAACTCTGTTGTTTGTTTTGCAGTAAAGGTATGCTTAAACTTGCTAGGGAAGTTTGCACGGATTGCTTGCTGTTGTTTACGTGTATAAGGTACAGCAATAAACGCATCTGAGCCGTATACTTGTTGTGCAAGTTGGTACTGCGATGCACTAATTTTTTGTGCAAAGTTAAAAATAGTTAAGCCGGGTTCTGTTACTAGATAGCTCATAAGTGTCTCCTTACTGTTACTATATCAGTATAGAGTAAAGCGTCTTGGTTGTCAACACTTAATTGAATAAATGTTTATACTTTGTATAAAAATCCAGTGCTTCTGTTTTTGTCATAGTTGGATATTTTTTGTATCTGTTATGCAAACTATCCCAATCTCTCATAGCTGGGTGTGTTTTTTCACCAATGCTAAGACGAGTTGCATAACGCCAGCCATCCAAGTTTTTGCTTTCTACCCAACGGTTATGCATAAACTTTGCGGCTGTTTCTTTGATATTTTCATATACATCATCTTCCATTTCAATTTCAAATGGGTGTTGCATATCTTTGTCTGGGTCATATAAGTTACTGGCTTCTATTTCAAAGTCATCACCGTATCTCATTTCCCAAGCACTTACAATAAATTCTGCTTCAGTTTTGTTTAAATGACGGGTTAAGTGTACTACGTACACATATGGAAACCCGTCATCAGCAATATCTTCATCTTCAACTTCTACTTCAAGATCCTCATCTTCATCATAAATTGGCACACCAGGCGGTGTGAATTTTAATACAGTATCAAACCATAGATCCATTTCTTGATCAGTTAAGTCTCTTGCTGTTAAAAGTCGAATATACTGTTGCATTATTTTCTCTTACGTACTATTTTAATTTCTTCTTCTGCGGCAGGCTCTTTTTTAGGAGCAGGCTTTGCAGCTGGTTTTGCTGCTGGTTTTGGCGCTGGGCTACTTACTGGCGCTGCCGCTGGAGCCTTTTTTCCAGATGAGTACGCCTGTGTTCCATAAAATGCTGCAACAATAGCTGCAACTGACACAAAGTATGTAGGTGCCATATTTCCTAATAGTGTGCCTGCTGTATCTAAATTAAAAAATACAGTTAGCACGATTGCAAATGGATATAATAACATTCCAAATAGTGCGAACCACGCCATATTGCGCTGTGCGTCTTGTCTTTTATCTTCGTTTTCTAGCATAATCATGCGTTCTGAACGTGCGATTTCTTCATCACTTACGATACCGTCTCCGTCAACATCGTACTGTGCATATAAAGAGTCCGATTGTAATTGTTTAGCCATAATAAACACTCCTTCTCACAGAGTATTTATCGAAATTATGACTTGTTGTCCAATAAATTTATATAGTAGTAATACTGTCAGTAATTGTTAAATCACCAAATGTTCCTGCAGCAATTATACTAGGAAGTTTTATACATGTGTAGCTAATGTCACATTAACAAATGCTGTCCACTTGACTGTGGCATTTGCTGCACCACTTGCTTTAACAACTACTGAATCAGTAGTGTCATTTGCTTCCATAAGTGCATACCAGCTGGTTGAACTTTCACCTAAAATTTCTTCCATTGGATCAGTTAACAATACAGTTGTACCAGCATCATTAACAACTACACCCTTGATAATATATCCTGCATTTTCATTGTTAGTCCCGCCACGGGCAACAATTTTAGCTTCAACAATACCTGCTGTATCATCTGGAATATTAATTCTTCCACTGGTAATAGTAGTACTGCCGTCAATTGTGGTGTTAGTAACATCAATTAAAGTAGTATCTGCACTCAGTGTTGTTTGTATTAATAATTCTATTTCGTTTGCATCAGTGGATGTACCAGTTAAAATGTACTGTATATTCTTTGCTTCTGGAACATATGTACTTCTGAGTGTAAATGAGTCCAGTGCATCGTTAAGGCCTGTTTCTATTTCTGTCCATGCTGATTGACTGTATATCCACATCCTTCCGCTTGTACCATGTTGCATATACAAGTCGCCGTTTCTTGGACTTGCTGGATTACCTACAGATGGTGAAACTGACCCTTGATACAACGTAGGGCCAGACTTGTGGATTTTGAAAGAAGGATAACTTGTACCCTTCAGGTTTTGTGTTACTGCCATTTTATACTCCGTTCAGTGCCACTGACACTGCCAGTCAACTTTCGTTGCTGTCGATAAGCATTTGCTTACAGATATTTATCCTTACCATTCTTTTTTGTCACCCTGTTGTTCATTGTACTCATAGCCAGCATAGTACTGTTTAATTTCTTCATCAGTCATATCGTCTTTTTCTACACGGTCAGACATACCAGTACCACCTACATAATAATGCGGGCGTATGCCACGGCCATAATAACTGTCAGCACTACCACGATCAAAAGGACCGCCATGTCTTACAATAGCTGATTTACCAAAAGTAACGTCATACACAGTGCCTTGATATTCAAAAGTTTCCATTTTATATCTCCTTACGCAAAAAGTGGCTGCATTGTTTCGTAAATTTTGTTGTAAGCATTTACTTCTGCTTCATACCATTCATAAAAGTCGCTATCGCTGTCAAAACGTGCAAGTGGTGAATCATATGACGCACAATGTTCTTCCCAAACACGGTCCATTGCTTGCATACCCTCCAGCATGTCTCCACGACCGTAATGCTTCATTGTTACAGTTGCTTCTTCGAACGTCATATCAATTTTGTTAAAAGCGGGAATACGGAACATTTTGGTCTCCTTTGTCATCTTACTCTTATAATATAAAGTAAAACGCCTTACTTGTCAACAAAAAAGTCACAAAAAGTTCAAAAAAATAGGCGCCCTAGGCGCCTATTAAAACATTAAATGTTATTGCTATTAGTCAGCAAATGTTACAACTAGTGTTGAATCAGTAAGTGTTGGTGCAGCACCTGTGCCTTGGATTGCGATGTGATCGCCGTTTGCTGTACCTTCTACTGCTGCAACTGTGAAACCTGCTTCTGCTGCTTCTGCACAAGCTACTTCTACGTTTGTGCCTGTTGCTACTACAAAAATGTGTGTTTGTCCGCCTAGGCCAGTGCCGGCACGAACTGCTTGTGATGTTGTTAAAGCCATTTTAATTCTCCTAAAATTTAAACTTGCGCTTTGCGCTTACTTTTATTTATGCTTTCTTGTCAATTTTTTACTTTTATTCTGCAACAAATGTTACGATTACATATCCTGCACCAGTACTTGCGCCTGTTACACTAGCAATCAACTGTGTTGAACTACCGTAAAGTTGCATTAGATCAACTTGGTAAATGCCAGTTGTTTCTGGATCAATCTCTTCTGCTGTTGCAATTTCACCAACTGCACCTGATCTACCCAGTGTAATAGTTGTACCTGCTGTGTATGCGCTTGTAATATTAACTTTTGCTTCTACTACTCTAACGTTTGCTGGTAGTGCTGCACCAATGTTAACATCACTTGTACCAATTGCTACACGGCGTGTACTGGTAATACCAACTTGGTTAGTTGGGTTTGTCCAAACTGGAAGACCGTTTGCAACTGTAAGTACGTCACCGTCAGTGCCAATTGCCAGTTTAGCAAGCACACCATCTGCACCAGTATTACCTGCATATAGTAAATCACCTGATGTGTATGAACTTTGTCCAGTACCACCATGACTTTCAGGTAGTGTACCAGTTACTGCGTCCGCCGCTGCTAAATCAACAGCACCATACTCTAGTACACCAGCAGCACTAACACGCAATACTTGGTTGTTTAAACCAACACTTAATTTTGTAAGTTTGTTAGTTGCATCACCAAATAGCAAGTCATATTGTGCATATGTACTTTCGCCTGTACCACCGTTTGTTTCGTCTAGTACACCACTTACGCTAACGCCAGTTTGATCAAGGTCAACTGTACCATAACCCAGTGTACCACTGCCATCAACACGTAATACTTGGTTAGCTGTACCAACAGCAAGTTCTGTTGTTGTATTACCACTATTGTCACTTAGATATAAACTCTGATCTGCATATGCACTAACATCTGCCGCCAAACCACCACGACTACGGAGCAAGGTATTTGTCGTTGCAGCTGGTTGATCTAAGCTAATTGCTGTCCATGTTGCTGTACCGCCAGCACCGTCACTAATTAGTGATTGGTATTGTGTAGTACTTGATTTAACAGCAAGGTCGTCATTGTCTAGGTGAATTGTTGTACCGTCTGTACGTACATAAATTCTATTACCGTCTTGTGCCAGACCGTCGTTAGCATAAATGCCACTTACACGGCTAAACTGTGCCCAAGTAATTGGATCTGTACCAAGTGTAGCATTACCAGTTGGATTGTTTACAACCCATCCACTGTCTTGCCATACTGTACCTTCCAATACGAATACAAATACACCGCCACCCATTTCACTACCAGCAGCATTTGCGGCTGAACCAGTGTATGTGCCTAGCGTATGTCCAGTTAATGTCCAACCAGATGGATCAGCACTGGTTGTATCGGTTAGTGTAATTGAAGAACCAGTATAGATCAATGTAACTAGACTAATTAATCCACCAGCATCTTGAAATTCAACTGTTAGTCCTGGCACGCCCATTGACTGAATCACGCCAATTGCGCCTGCGCCACTAGCAGTATAGTTAACGCCATCAGCAGTTAAATTATATTCATAAACAGTTGCCCCAGCGTATGGGTCTTGTACTGTACCACGTAGTACAATACTACCACCAGCACTTGCTGCCGCTTCACCAGCTGGCGCAGCGTTATCTGCATCTGGTGCACGACTTAGTGTACCTGCGCTGCTGTCAAATACCCAAATACCGTTACCAACTGCATCGCCGCCAGTTGCGTCTTTAATCAGTACACGGTCACCATCTGCTAGTGTAACACCGTCAATTACACCGCCTGTTAGTGTCCAAACTTCGTTACTGTATGACAAGTTTGTCATATCATCTGTTGCTGTTCCGCTATTGACATTGCTGTCAATACTTGTTAAGCCATTTGTTGCAACCCTAACGGCTGCTTTTGGTTTTAAACCTTGTGCAACACTGTCTACATAATATTTTGTGGCAGCATCACGGTTTTCAACTGGTTCAGCTACACGAAAGTTTACATAGTCATTGTCAGCAAGGTTTCTAGCGTTAAATGCGTTATCCGCATTATCAAATTTAATTCGACCGTTTGACTTACCAAACTGAACGTCTGAATATAAACCTGATAATCCATATTGTTTTGTGAGTGCCATCTGTTGTTCCTAATCCTCTTGTTATACTTATTTATACATATGTTATCAAAACTCGTGCTTCACCTTGTGTTGCACCGTTAGCATTTAAATAAACATTAATATCTTCTTTTTGTGTTTGTGCATAAATTTCACTAGGAAAACTCTGATATTCTCCAGTGACACTTGTATCATTTTCATGTTCTGTCATATATTTGGAATTGTCATATTGGTCACCTACTGTAATAGTTGCACCATTATCAAAAGGAGTAACTATTCGTAAACTTACATTTACAATCCTGGCTAAACCACTCACTTTATAGATAACAGTGGTATTTGCGCTCAAATGGGTAATACTGCGTTCAAAACTTCTGGCATCAACTGCTGAACCAGACTGGCTCTGCATAAGAATCCATTGGCCAGCATCGTAAATATAAAATCCCCAATCACCAACCCCAATGTCATGAACATATGCAGTATCTCCGTCACTTGGATTTGCTATATTTTGTAGATCTGTCAGTGTGTCAATTACATAGCTACTGCTGATACTACCAACATCTACACTACCAGCTGGGTTGAATACCGCACGAGTATTATCAAGTTTTATATAAATTGGTTGTCCAGCAGTTCTGCTATCAATACTGTTGGGACTAAAGTTTATTAACTCACCACCGCTACTGGCATTATCTAAAAAGTATAATTCTCCTGGACCACCATCAGCCAGTTCAATATCTACAACTGGTCCTACAGTTCTTATTCTAAAATAATCATCTGTTGGGTAATTTGTTTCTTCTACGATACCAATAATACGTTTTGCATCTTGACTAATATCAGTCAAAAAGTTTGCCGGTGCATAAACACCATTACTGTTTAGGACTATGGCTTGACCAACGCTAAAATTATGTGTGGGTTGAAAAACTTGCAGAGTATCATTTTTACCACGTTGGGTAAATCTACTCATAATTTGTGTAGCAAATCCTCTGGTAA